GATCTCGATCGTGCCGTGTGAGGATGTGAACCACATGATCAAGCCCCCACTTTCACAAATTCAATTTTGCCCAGGGCTTTTGCGGCGCGTAGCAGGCGGCTTTCCTCGGCTGGTAGGCAGGTGCCATCCTCTATCAAAGCGCGTGCCTGACGGCCAAACCAGCCTTGCAGTTGCCAGGCCAGGCCGGTGTCGATCAATGTCTGCCAGGCCTCGATGACCTGGTCTTCAGAATCCGCCTCAATGAAGCCTTCTGCAATTCCTGTTGCTGTGTAACTATCCATTTAATTTCTCCTTGAGTTTTTTGCGTTCGGCAATTGCTCGTTGCAATATGTGCCAAAAAATAGATTCAATTGGCTTGCTCATCGAGCGGCTTTCAAAACTTCGGTGTCAACCCAGTCGCCAATTTGCACTGGGTTTTTGCCATTTTTTTGCTGGCGAAAACGGGTGGTGCTGGCCAGGTGGCAAAAGGTATTGCCATCGCGCTGTGCTCCAACACCAACGACGCGCCAGGCGTCGCCAATGTGAACAATAGTTTTGTCCATAAACTGGTCGCGCATTACATTTTTTTTGTTGATGACAGAGTTAAGGCGTGTGCCTTGCTCTGCATCTTTAAGGGTGTCAAATCCACGCACGCCACAATCACGCTCGTCGTCAAAAACAAAGTCGCTGTCCAGGGTAACGATGATGCTGTTGCCGTCGGCACGCTCGTCATCAATGTGCGATACCCACAGGCGGTTTGCAATTTTGGTAATGGTGCTCATGTTGATCTCCTTGATTAGCGTGAAGTGGTCTTGATGCTGAACACGGCGGTAGCGCTGGTGTACTCGGCAATCTTGTCGGCGCTGATGCCAACATCTGCGGCCAACTTTTTCCAGTCGGTAACGGCGCGGTTGGACTCGATGTATGAGGCCTTGAACAGAGCGCCTTCAAATACTGTGGGACCGCCATTGCTGGCCAGGTCTTTCATAGCGTCTTTGAGGGCGTCGGCTTGCTTGGTAAGTGTGGCGATCTGGGCAAGCAGTGTGCCGAGTTCGTCAGCAGAAGCGGGGGTGTTGTTAATTGCGGTCATAGTAGGGTTCCTTCAAAATTCGACTGCTTGATTGCTGTCGATATGGTGATCTTACATCAACACATATCCACAACGCAATACCTATTCCGAGTGATTTATGTGGTTATTCGTTCCGCCCAGGTAAATCAAGGGTTCACAAGGTGTTGCGCCTGTGTCATCATTGAGGGATGAACAACACTTTGAACAATCACACCTCGCCAGTTGAACTGGCCATCGACATGTTTGGCGGGGTACGCAAACTCGCCCGTGCCCTCAACCGCGATCCGGCCGCAGTGTCTCGCTGGCAAAAGTCAGGCATTGTGCCGACCGCCATACAGCGTCGCCTTCTGGAATTAGCCTGGGAGCGAGGCATTGACATCACTGCGCACGACATCGTGTTTGGGCGCGAAGTCAATGATTGAACTGGTGCTGGGCTGGCCACCGTCTGAACTCTCGCCCAACAAGCGCCTGCATTGGTCCAAGGTTTCCAAAATCAAAGCCGCATACCGGCAAGCCTGCTGGGCCATGGTGCTCGAGCAAGCGGGAGCCGTAAGACCTGACATTGCTGGCAACATGCACCTGGTGCTCGAGTTCGTGCCGCCCGACCGGCGAAGCTATGATCGCGACAACCTGGTGGCCAGGATGAAGTCTGGCCTTGATGGCGTCGCTGATGCACTCAAAATCAACGACAAACAATTCACAACACTGACTGCACGAGTGGACGCGGGGCAGATCGGTGGTTTCGTACGCGTCCAAATTTCGAAGGAATCCAACACATGAACATTGCAATACTCACCGGCAACCTGGGGCGCGACCCCGAACTGCGCCAGCACAACGGCGACAACATCCTGAACTTTGCCATTGGCGTGGCCATCGGCACCAAAGACAAACCCGAAACCATGTGGGTGGACTGCGCACTGTGGGGTAAGCGGGCAACCACCTTGCAACAGTACATGGCCAAAGGCCAGCGCTTGACCGTTAGCGGCCCGATCAAACTCGAGGAATACAAAGCCAAGGACGGCACGCCAAAAACGCGCCTACGCCTCTCTGTGGACCAGATAGACCTACCGCCAAAGGGTGATGCTCCAGCACGGCCACAGCAAACGCAACAAACGCAACAGCCTGCCGGTGACATGGCAGACATGGACGACGACATTCCGTTTTGAGGTAATGAAGTGCCCGGTTTGTCAAGCTTGGACCTTGGTAAAGGAAACCAGGACTAGGCCTGGCAACATCAAATACCGCAGGTACGAATGCGCCAACCTGCACCGGTTTGTCACAACCGAAAAGATTGAAAGAATTATTTTGAAAAAAACTGCTTGACTTCATGTTTGGGTTTTGGTTTACAATGTGTAGACCGAAACTCAACATGGAGATCATCAAGTGGCATCCCCCCGAATTGAAGCCGCCCGACTGGGCCAGCGCAAGTACACCGGCAAGCCCTGCAAAGCCTGCGGCGAAACCGAAAAGTATGTGATCAACGCGGCCTGCGTTGCCTGCACCAAAAACGCCAAGAGCGCCAATGAATCCAAGATCCGCGAGATCATGGACCAGGCCAAGGCAGGTGCGTGATGCACTTCTACTCATTCAACATTGGTGACTACGCGAGCCACACTCGCCACCTCACCGCATTGGAGGATCTGGCATACAGGCGTTTGCTTGACTTGTACTACCTGCATGAACAGCCGTTGAACGAGCGTTCAACGATCGTTGCACGGGCAATCAACATGCGTGAGCATGAGGCTGAAGTGGTGACCGTTCTTGAGGAATTTTTTGAGTTCTTGGAGGGTACTGGGTGGGTCAATCGCAGGGCCGATGAAGAGATTTCCAAGTACCACGGCAAGCTGGAAGCCGCATCCAGAGCCGGTAAAGCCTCCGCTGAACAACGATTGAACGCTCGTTCAACGCCCGTTCAACCAAACAAGAAACAAGAAACAATAAACATTAAACAAGAAACAAAGATAGATACAAGGGTCAAGCCCTTGTCCTGCCCTGATGGTGTGCATCCTGAAGTTTGGGATGGATTCCTGACAGTCCGCAAAGCAAAGAAGGCACCGGTCACTCAAGCGGCAATGGCAGGCATCGAGCGCGAAGCACGCAAAGCAGGCTGGTCACTCAATGCGGCATTGACCGAATGCTGTGCAAGGGGATGGGCAGGGTTTAAAGCTGATTGGGTCAACAAGGACCAGCAAAACAAAACCCAGCACCAAATCAACCAGGAGGGCATAGCACGCTCACTCGGTCTTTTACCAAAAAACGAGTTTTGGCTTGCCGAAAACCAAGGCACCACTATTGAAGGAGAAATTTATGACGCAGAACCCAATACTCCCAAACGCTTGGGTTGAGAAGATCTTTGCCAGGCTACAGGGCATCTATGGCAGAGAGTTCACCGGGCAGTACAGCACCGGCATGGTCAACGGCATTGACGCTGGCCTGGAAAACGCAAAGGCCACATGGGCTGAAGAACTTGGCACTTTTGTGAAGTGGCCAGAGGCCATCGCATACGCCCTGGAGCACTTGCCTGAACGCGTGCCCAACTGCATTAAGTTCAAAGAACTGTGCCGCATGGCGCCACGGCCAGAACCAATAAAGATTGAGCACACGATCTCTGAAGAGCAGGCGGAGATCAACAGGGCTAGGGTTAGAAAAATGATGGATGAACTGCGTGAAAAAATGGCAATGCCAAAGGTGAAATCATGAGCACAATCAAAACAATTGCTGTGTGGCTTGCATTGTTGGCCGCATTTTTAATCGTCAACCAGATGGACTACGAAGACGCGATCAAAGAAGAACAGCACTACTGCGACATGGTCCGCGAAGGCCATTGGCCAGCGTACAAGCCTGAGATCGATTGCAAGCGCATCGATCAAGAGCACATGGTGCGGGGTATAAAACTATGACATACGGAAACGCAGACCAAACCTACCAGGACAGGCAGGGCGTCGGCGTCAATATCGGCGAAGAGATGTTCGAGCAATGGTGCGAGCGCAATGGATGGAACTGCACACGCCTGGGGTTCGATGAGAAGTTTGCCAATGTTGGCGCGTTCTACAACCTCAACCCAATCCTGCGCAACATCCCAGACTATGTGATCCAGCGC